GGGTTATAACTAAAATATAAAAACTTAATATTAAGGAGAACTAAATATGGCTTTTCAAGTATCACCAGGTGTTCTCGTAACTGAAAAAGATTTAACGAATATCATACCAGCAGTATCAACATCTTCTGGTGGTATCGTTATCACGGCAGAAAAAGGACCAATTGATGAAGTAACAACTATTTCATCTGAAAAAGAGTTGGTTGATAACTTTGGTAGACCAAACAACGATAATTTCGAAGAATGGTTTACTGCTGCAAACTTTTTAGGATACGGAAATAATCTGAAGGTAGTAAGACCAATTACAGGTATGGTAAATGCTTGTGTATCTGGAACTGCTATCTTGATAAAAAATACTAATGATTACCTAGATAACTATGGTTATCAACCAAATACTTCTAGTGGTGCTAAATTTTCACAAGCAGTTGGCGCTTATGCCGCTCGTGAAGCAGGTACACTAGGAAATTCACTTAAAATTTCTGTATGCACAAACTCAACTGCTTTTGGACCACATTCACAAAGTGGTACTCTAACAAATGATTCTTCTGCTGCTATTGGAGATACATCAATAACTGTTGATGATGGAACTCTATTTCAAGTAGGCGACATATTAGAATTTGGTGACGCAAGTAATGTGCCTTCAACTGACGGTGCACCTTCAGGACATTTCTATAAAATAACTGCAATCAGTACTCATTTATTAACAATCGCAAGATTTAATGTATCAACTGGTCAAACAGAAACAGGTGGATTAAGACACGCTATTGTTGATAATGCTAAAGTGCTAAGACATTGGGAATACTATTTTCAATTTTCTAATGCACCAACAACAACAGATGATGTTGCAAACGCTGGTGGTTCACTAGATGAAATGCACATTGTAGTACTAGATGAAGATGGTGGAATCACAGGAACTGCGGGAACAATCTTAGAAACTTTCGAAGGTGTTTCACAGGCTGAAGATGCTAAAAATGCTTCAGGTGGTGCAAACTATTATGCTGAAGTAATATACAATCAATCTCAATTTGTGTATGTTATGGATCATGAAACTACACTTGCAAATGCTGGTTCAGCAAAAAAAGGTCAGACTTTTGATAATACTCAAGGTGATGCTTTTGTTGTGAAATCTTACTCACTCGCAAGTGGAACAGATGATTACGCTGCTACTAATGGTGAGATTGCTCAGGCATATGAAAAATTTGCTGATGTTGATGCTGTTGATTTAAGTCTACTAATGTGTGGACCTTCTCAAACAACTGCTGATGACACAGGAGATACTAAGGCAACTGCTGTTATGGATATTGCAACTGCAAGAAAAGATTGTGTTGCATTTATTTCACCAGCAAGAAAAGATGTTGTTGCTGTTTCAAACGCAATCACACAAACTCAAAATGTAGTAGGATTTGCTGATGGTTTACCATCAACAAGTTATGCTGTACTTGATAGTGGTTACAAATATATGTACGACAAGTACAATGATGTTTTCAGATATGTACCTCTTAACGGAGATACTGCTGGACTTTGTGCTAGAACTGATAGTATTGCTGACGCATGGTTTTCACCAGGCGGTTTCAATAGAGGTCAAATTAGAGGTGCTGTTAAATTAGCATTCAATCCAAATCAAACTCAAAGAGATGAATTATACAAATCAAGGGTAAATCCTGTTGTTGCATTTCCTGGGCAAGGTACTGTATTGTTTGGTGATAAAACTGCTCAATCAAAACCATCTGCATTTGATCGTATCAATGTTCGTAGATTGTTTATCGTTCTTGAAAAAGCGATTTCTACTGCTGCTAAATTTCAACTATTTGAATTCAATGACGAGTTCACTAGAGCACAATTTAGAAACTTAGTAGAACCGTTTATCAGAGATGTACAAGGCAGAAGAGGTATTACTGATTTTGCTGTAGTATGCGATACTACTAATAACACAGGTGATGTAATTGATAGAAACGAATTTAGGGCTGATATTTTTATCAAACCAGCTCGTTCTATTAACTTCATTCAACTTAACTTTATTGCTACAAGAACAGGCGTTGCCTTTTCTGAAGTAGCAGGCGCATAAGAGAGGAGAATAAAAAATGGCTAATATAAATGACTTTAAATCTCGTCTTAGAGGCGGTGGTGCAAGAGCCAATCAGTTTAAGGTAACTTTACCTTTTCCTGGTTATTCGGCAGTTGGTGGAGAAACATCCGACTTGGCGTTTCTATGTTCTGCTACAAGTCTTCCTGGTTCTAATGTTGCTGTAACACCAGTTAACTTTAGAGGTAGAATACTTAATCTAACAGGCGATAGAACATTTAATCCATGGTCAATAACTGTAATGAATGATACAGATTTCAAACTTTACAGAGCATTTGAAAGATGGATGAATGGAATGAATAACATGACAGATAATGAAGGATTAACAAATCCTGCTGATTATCAAGTTGACTTTTTCGTAGATCAATTGGATCGTAACGGAGATACTTTAAAATCTTACACATTTAGAGGAGGGTTCCCTACGGCACTTTCTGATATTGCGTTAGACTACGGAACTAATAATGAAGTAGAAACTTTTACAGTAGAATTCTCTTACCAATTCTTCGAAACTGACACTACTACATAATAACTAAATAGTTATAAGGAATAATATAATATGGCAAAAATACTTGGTTTCCAAATAACCAGAGACTCGAATCAGGATAAACCGGCGACTAGTAAACAAGCGTTTACGGTCGCCACTCCTGATGACGGTACAACTACTATATCTGCTGGCGGTTACTTCGGTCAATACCTGGATATGGAAGTTAATGCGAAGAACGACTATGATTTAATTAGACGATATAGAGAGATTGCACAACATCCTGAATGTGATATGGCAGTTGAAGATATCATTAATGAGGTTGTGGTATCAGATGAAAGAGATAGTCCAGTATCAATATCACTAGACAAACTTAACATATCTGAAAACATAAAAGGCAAAATTCGTGATGAGTTTCAAGAGTGTTTATCTCTTTTAAACTTTGACGAAAAAGGTCACGATATATTTAAACGATGGTATATTGATGGGCGAATTTACTTTCACAAAGTAATAGATCCAAAAAGTCCAAGAACAGGACTTACAGAAATACGATACATTGATCCACGAAAGATTAAAAAAGTTCGTGAAGTAACTAAAGGAAGAGATTCAAAAGGTTCTGGAATCGAAGTTATAGAACAGACAAACGAATGGTTTGTATATAACGAAAAAGGTATGTCCAATGCAAACTCAAACGCAGGACTTAAAATTACTACCGATTCAATTACCTATGTAACTTCTGGTGTAGTTGACGCTACTAAGAATATGGTTATGGGTCACTTGCACAAAGCAATTAAACCTGTTAATCAGTTACGAATGATTGAGGATGCTGTTGTTATTTACAGAATAGTAAGAGCACCTGAAAGAAGAATATTTTATGTTGATGTTGGCAATCTACCAAAAGTAAAAGCAGAATCATATCTTAGAGATGTGATGGCAAGATATAGAAATAAACTTGTCTATGACGCTTCTACTGGTGAGATTAGAGATGATAGAAAACATATGTCAATGCTTGAAGATTTTTGGTTACCAAGACGAGATGGCACTAAAGGTACGGAAGTTTCTACATTACCTGGTGGACAAAATCTTGGTGAAATTTCAGATGTTCAGTATTTTCAGAAAAAATTATATAAATCTTTGAATGTTCCTATATCAAGAATGGAATCAGAAAACGGATTTAACATTGGTAAGGCAGCTGAAATTACTAGAGATGAATTAAAGTTTACTAAATTTATTCAAAGACTAAGAAAAAGATTTACGCAAGTTTTTCAAGATATACTTAAAACACAATTAGTTTTAAAAGGTATTATTACAATTGAAGATTGGCAAAGAATTAAAGAACATATACAATACGATTATCTAAAAGATGGATACTTTGCAGAACTTAAAAATGCAGAAATGCTTAGAGAAAGATTAAGTCTTGCAAATGAAGTTGGACCATACATTGGCAAATTTTATTCAGTTGAGTATGTAAGAAAATATGTTCTTAGACAAAGTGATGAAGATATCATTGAAATTGATAATCAAATTGCGAATGAAATTAAGAGTGGAATTATTGCACATCCTGAAGGCGAGAGTATGAAGGATGATGATGTGGATTCCGATATAAATATAGATAATATAGGAGATGAATAATTATGTCAAATGATAATGTAAAAGCAATGGTTGACTCACTTGCAGATAACGATAATGTTGCTGCTCAGGATGCATTTAAAAATGCTCTTTCTGATAAGATTGGTCAAGCATTAGATGATAAAAGAGTTGATGTTGCAAAAGATTGGTTAAATGCTGCTGACGGACTAGAAGGAATAAAAGACGCTTCTGGTTTAGATGATATTGAAGTTGAAAGCGAAGTAGAACCAGTTGAAATAGATTCAGAAGAGGATGAAGATGAGCAACCTGCAGTTTCAGAAGTTTAAAACTAAACTACATGAACGCAGATACATAGGTCCTGAAGGAACTAAGGAGTATAAAAAACTATCTCCTAAAATGAGGGTGGCAGTTAGAGATGTTTATTCTATGATTGATAAGGCGCCTGATCCTATAATAAGTAAAATTGACAGTATTATTAATACGGTCGCAAAAAAACATAACATCAAAGTTGACGATATAGAAAATTACTTTGATAACGAATTAATAAAGTAA